CAACTAATATTGCATCTGTTCCTGTACCCTCATCTGGTGCTTGAAAATCTATTTTACCAATTACATCATTTGCTGCAATATCTGTTTCACCTGTTTGTAAAGTAAGTGATACTGGTTTATCATCAGCTGTCGCAGTGTGTTTTAAAGTTAACCCTGTATCTGCAACGTGTGTAACAGTAATCTCACTGTCAGCACCAAAAGCAAGAACAGCGCTGTCTGAATCTAATTTTAAATCATTACTAACTAAAACAGCAGTAGAAGCAGTTAAATCAATTGTTGCTTCTCCAGCGATAGTCATAACACCATCTGAAGATTGATTAATAAAAGTTGCTGTATCTCCAAAAGTTAATTTATTAGTGGAATTTAATGTTAGCCCCGTGCCATCTGTATGAGTTAAAGTTGTATCTTGATCTGCACCAAATTTAATAACTGAACTATCTGCTAAAAATAAATCTGAAAATTCTAAAGCTGCAGTTCCTAAAGTCATTCCATCTGCTGATGAAGGAGAAACAGCAGCTGCTGTTATTCTAACTCTATCCGTTCCACCGACTTTAATATCTATCTGGTCATCTGTATCTGCTGTAATACTTGTATCAGCATCAGCATCTAAAATTAATTCTTCTCCATTTAAATCATAAGCACCTACACCACCAATACTTGTGTCAACAACATCTGTACCATTAGCATATAAAATTTTTGTTCCTTTATCTGACGCTCCCCAAGTAACTCCAGTTTGACCATTAACTCTTACTGTAACTGTATATGCATTTGTACTTTGGTTATCTATAATCCAAACTTTTTCATTAGCTGGAACTTCAACAACTGCATTACCAGAGAGTGCACCTGTTAAAGCTATAACTGCGTGACGAGCAACATCACCTGTTGATCCATCTGTATAAGTTAAAGTTACCGTACCACCACTTGTTAAAGCTTGTGCTACATAACCGTTAATTGCTTCTTCTAAAATCTGTATATTGGTATTTGTTTTTGTTCCCCAAGTTCCGGCGTTTTCGCCAGTTGCCATTAACTCTGTGCCAATATCTGTAAAAGTTGATGCCATTTATTCTATGCGCTCCCCACAAATATTTCTACATCACATGATGCAGTATCTGTATCAACTGTAATATCTACTAAATCTGAAAGACCTGAAGCTAAAGCGGATCCCGATGCTTTCATCGTGTCCACAACGCCACCACTATTATCACCTGGATAAATAAACGAGTGACCAGCATCAACCTTCATTCTAAATTCTGTGTTGTCTTCATCTCTAAACGTTAACATAATATGATTTGATGAATCTAAATTTGTAATTCTAATATATCTAACATCACCATCATCAAACATTCCTGCAATATAACCGACTTTGTTAGCGGTTACACCAACACTACTCAATGCTGATAAAAATCCAATTAATCCACATTCTGTTGTAGATGCCGTTACTACTCTTTTTACAATTTCATTTACACTCGCAATATCTAAAGATCTTTCCGATCCATAATCGACATTGTTAAGTGTAATTGCTTCTTTTACTGATACTGTTAGTGTTGCCATATTTTAATTCCTTACGGTGTTTGAGACGGAACAGGTATACGGGGTTCTCCATCCGTATAATCATCTCGTCTTCTTCTACCTATTTGTTCTCCACCAAACTTCTGTACTTCAGTTTGATATTTTTGTTCATAAAGTTGTAACATATCTGCCGGACCTTTTAAATAACCATATGCCTCAACTAAACAGGCATACAATAAACCATTTCCAAAATTTAAGCTAATAAAATTTGTTGTGTTCGCTGAGCTCAATGGAGTGGGTCTAGCATTATAATGAATTCTGTACATAAAAGCTGAGCTTGGTGTAGGAACAACTGTTATTCTTCCTGAAGATGTTGCGCCCGTTCCTTCAGCTCCACCTGACATCGCGTAATATTTAGGTGTGCCTGTTGTTGTTTGAGCAGCGTCGTATTCTCTTAAATAAGTAATATCTTTTTTCTCTAACCAGCCATTAGCGCCTGTTGCAGCTGATGTAGATGTATAAACTTGAACTCCTCTAACAAATAAAGATCCTGCAGGAACATGAACATTATCTGTTGAAGCAGTAAGATTACCTACCATTTCTTTTCGATTAGCATCAATAGGTACTTCTCTAAAAATTCTAAGTTCAGCATTATCAATAAATTGATCTGTAATGGTGCTTGATAATACAGTTGTACCAACTTCAGTATAATTTTGAATTGCTGTGGTTAATGTTGCGTAAGTAAATCCTGCCATATTATGCCGTTAGAGTTGCTGGACCTGCCGAGCAATTCTTTCCTCCTCCTGATACTCCTCCACTTGTAGCAGTGTTTGTGTCTACAGTAAAGTGATAGAAATTATCTGTTTGTGTTATGTCTCCACTTGAATCTCGTTTGCCAACTGTAATCGAGTAGCCAGCAGATTTTGCAATATTAGATCCTGTAATACCATCAAAATTTTGTGGATTATTAAATGATGCAGAAGTAGAAGGTGCTCCTCTAAATCTAACAGTATCACTTGTTGATCTTCCGTGCGCAAATTCTGATACATTAATTATTCCAGATGAAGCTGCAATTGTTTCAAAAGGATTGGGTCCTAATATTGCAATAACTTCATTTTCAGTTCTATCTGGTCTTGCATTCATTAAACCTTGTCCTTCTCCATGTTTAGCTCTAATTTCTAATTGTGGATGTTTAGATTCAAACTCTGATCTATGAACTAAAGAACCATTCCATTCTCTCATCATTTCATTATATGGAAACTCCATTCCTGATCTATCTGATATTGCTTTTGAATATTTTCCTCTTGCCATTATGATCCTGGGTAATAAACTTTTGGTGTTATGTGAACACTAGTAGAAGAACCATCTTCTGATAATGCTCTAGCTAATTCATCTTCATAATATAATTTCATTTGTTGAACTAACTGTGGGTTAAATTTCTGTGCTAAATAAAATGCTAAACCTGATACCATACAAGGCACAAATCTATATGGTACATCCGTTGCATCTGTATAAGTTGAATCTGCATCTTGTATTCTTTTTACATAATAAAAATGTATATCTTTAGATGCGTTTGATGAATCTGATGTTGGGTAAACTGTTATTGTAGTTTTATCTACAAATCTTTGTACAAAATATTTTGATGGTGTTCCTTTAGATAATTTATTAGATAAAGCAGAATAAGTTGATCTATCTATTTTTGTTAAAGCAGAATCTGCTTGATCAGATGCAGTTCTATCTGTTCTTAATGTAGCCTCAAGAACATCTGCTACACCATAAGTATTAGCAGGATTTGTAACAGCACTTGTGCCATCACTAGTTGATCTAAAAAAATTATACTCGGCTTGACCTTCAATTAAATCAATATTAGCTTCTGCTACTTCCCAATAGTGTAAACCTCTATTACCCCATTCTTGAAACATTATATTTAAAGAACGTCTTGCTGATTTTAATTGATATCCAGAAGTTACTTGTGAACCTATACGTTCGTATGCTTCTGCTATTAAGTCATCAACAGCAAAAGTTTTATCAAAAGTAACTGTGCCGGAAGTTGTATTGGCCATCAGTTACCTCCTTAGTATACTTTAATCCACTCGCAAGTAATAGTAGCAGTATCACCTGCTGAACATGCTGGTAGGGTTACTTTAACATCTCCTGTTACACCTGAAGCTTCGTTATTTTTTACACCACCTATAGAACTATAGTCAAAATAACCACTTTGTTCTAAAGTTAGAAAAGTTGCATCAGTTGTTGCATCCCAAAGCATTCTTAATGAATCTACTTTAGCTGTCATTGATACACTATACCAAAGTTTATTTAATCTAACTCTAGTACAAGTATCACCACTTGGACTTGTTCCTAACGCTGAAACATCAACGATAGTTGTTGTTCCACCTGAATTATCAGAAACGTTATTATAGTGTGTTATTAATTTTTTATCGCCATCAAAAATTGTTTGATTTAATACTACATCTGCCATTTTTTATTCTCCTTTTATCTAGGGGTGAAGTCATTACACTTCACCCAAAGAGTTAATTTGTTATTAGTTGTTAGCTGTTGTAACTGCGATAGTTCCACCACTAGTTCTAATCATTATTTTTACAGCCATGCTGTCTGTGT